ATAAAACCAGAATTCGTAACTCCTGAGCTAAACAAAAGTATAGATCAAGTTATTGTAGATCTTACGCAGAAAGGTTTGCTTTAACAATATTTATTAGTATAATATATTTATAATAAAATAAAAAATGGGATATCTTAATAATCAAGTTGTAACAGTCGACGCAATTTTAACAACAAAAGGTAGAGAATTACTAGCAAAAAACGATGGTTCTTTTAGAATCACACAATTTGCTTTAGCAGATGACGAAATTGACTACACTCTTTACAACCCTACCCACCCATCAGGGTCTTCATTTTACGGAGAAGCTATTGAAAATATGCCATTACTAGAGGCATTTCCTCAAGAAACACAAATTATGAAATACAAATTAGCTACTCTACCACGTGGAACAGCTAAATTACCTGTACTTGATTTGGGTTACACAGCAATTACTTTACAACAAGGAGCTGCACTTTCAATCACACCACAAACATTAAATTATCTAGGAAATACTCAAACATACGAAACTAGTGGATACTCAGCTACTATATCAGATGTTCGTTTATTAAACACATATACAGGAGTTGGTATTAATACAACAGCTGCTAACGAGGCAAATGTTAATGCTACTGCTACTTTAGGTACAAATGTTTCCAAAACAATTCTTGGAACACAGTTTAACTTAAGAGCAACTACTGTAAATACATTATTTGGTTCTAATACACAACTTGCAGCTACATTAACTGTAGTTGGTTTAGATAGTGGAGCTAGATTAACAATTCCAATTACTATTAATAGAGTTAGCTAATAAAAAATAAAAAATGAGCTTTAAAAGATTAGATCCCGAAGATTTTGTAGTAAGTAGTGACTCGATTACTTCTACTCTTTGGTCAACAGATTCCCCAACACTAACAGAATTTTATACTTCTTCTATTCAAGAAGCTGGTTCTGCAGGGAATTTTTACCTAAGTGTATATCAAACTGCTTCTACACAAGATACAGCAGCTACCCAATTTGATATAGTATATTGTGATTCTGTAGGTAGTGGAAGTGTATTGTATAATAATATTGTTGATGGTAATTCACCTTCAAAAACAATGTATGGGCAATATCGCTCTCTTATATTAGAGGATGAGAATGCAAGTTTTATATTTGGTTCTAACACTAACGTAATTACTGGATCAAATTTCTGGGTATTGTCTGTTGAGCGTGCTAGATATAAAGAATCATTATTCCCTGGATCTCTAAATTTAACTTTATCTGGATCAGGTGGAGTAATCCAATTAACAGATAATTCAAATGATGTATTGGTAAATACATTTATTGGCTCAACTAGAGTATTCCAATTAGTTTCTGGATCAAATGGATTTGGAATTTCGGGTGGAGGATATGTAGCTGGATCTGGTTCATATGGTTTAGTATTCCCTGATCTTGGAACTGTTCTATTGAACCCTGCAGCAATTTCCCAATCAATTGGAGTAACCGCTGGAAGAAATTCCGACACAGATGACTTTAACAATAGAGTACTTTACTCAGCTATTAGTGGAGGAGCTAGCTTTTCATTAAATTCCCAAGAAACAATAACTTCAGACTATATATTTGTTAGATCTAGAAATAGTGAATTCAATTACTCAGAAAACCCAACATTTATTTCAGGGTCAACTGGGGAAGTAATTTATAGTGATTTTATCAATCACCCACAAACATATGTTACTACTATAGGATTCTATAATGATTCAAACGAATTGTTAGCTGTAGCTAAAATGTCAAGACCTTTACTTAAGGACTTTACAAAAGAATCACTTGTTAGAGTAAAATTAGATTTTTAAGAATGAATGAGCGTATTCAAGCCATTTATAACTTCGGACGTTGTAGTCTCACCCTTTAAGGTAAATAAAAACTTTTACTTTGAAGGGATAGCTGCATTGACAGGTTCCGGAATAGATCTATTTTTAGGGGAAAACACAAACCCAACACTTTGGGTTTCTGGCTCAACCTCAACAGGTTATAACTCAATCCAAGATCAATTTCTAGTATATCGTTCCATTAGAGAACTTTACTACTATAATTATATTGATGGAGTTGATGGATCCTCAGTAGCAACAGCATCATTTAATCCTGATGGTACTATTACAGGTTTACTTTATACTCCAAATTCATACAATTACTTATCAAATACTTTACCTGCTAATAGATATTTCCCAACAGGTTCTGGAGATACAATAGGAGTAATTGCTATACCTTCAAACTTATTTGGAGAGTATATCAAACCAGGAACATTTACTTTATCGTATGAGAGTGGTTCTTTTACAGATGATGGTGAAGGAAATATTATAACAGGAAGTTCAAAAGTAGGAGATATTATATATGAACATGGGATGGTTATTATAACTCATGATGAAACTTTAAATCTTTTAAATTTAAACACTTATACTCCTCCCCCACTACAACTGACAGCTCCAAAAGAATTAACACCATCTAAAACACTTCAACCCCCGATCCCTCAATTATTTAATCAATCTATAATAATATCTCAAAATATAACGTGTTCATTTGATAGTACTATTACTATCTATGAATCTCAATATAAATGTACTATTAGAGAAAACGAATTTAACTTTTCACAAAACCCAACACTAATCTCAGGTAGCTCAAATAGTGGTAAAGTGTATGATTACGCTACAGGTTCATATTTTAATCCATATGTTACAACTGTAGGTTTATATAACAATGATAAAGAACTATTAGCTGTAGCTAAATTAGCCCAACCATTACCTCTATCAGCAGTAACTGATATGAACATACTAATTAACCTAGATTTATAATATGTGGTTATACCAAGATAAAAAAATATATGACATTTCTCAACTCCCCGAGTGGACATATGGTTTTGTATATATTGTAACTCATATTCCTACTGGTAAATCTTATATTGGAAAAAAAGTACTTTACCATAACGTAAAGAAAAAATTAACTAAAAAAGAATTAGCTGAACAAACTGGTCCTGGACGTAAACCAACTACCAAAACAACCCAAAAAGAATCAGATTGGAAAACATATTATGGTTCTGCTAAACCAATATTAGAGTTAATTAAACAGGGAAAACAAGAAGAATTTACAAGAAAAATTTTATGTCTTTCACATAATAAAAAAATACTAACATATCTTGAAAGTAAATATCTCTTTAAATATGAGGTATTAGAAGACCCAGAGGATTGGTTTAACGATAATATCCAGGGCCGTTTTTTCAGAAAAGACTTTGATACCCAAGATTAAGGTTGTATTTTAATGGTTATGGTAAATGAATTACTAGTTAATTTAGTAAATTCTGTTTTAGGAACAGGTAAAAGAACAGCACGTGGTAATCAAGCATACCACTGTCCTTTCTGCCACCACTCAAAACCAAAACTAGAAGTTAATTTTACAGAAAATAAGCAAGGTAACAATCCTTGGAACTGTTGGGTATGTGGTAAAAAAGGTAAAAAAATATCTACTCTATTTAAACAAATAGAAGTTTCCCCTGAAATATTTGCTCAACTTAAACCACTAGTTAAATCTGGAAGTGATGTTGAAGAAGTAATATCTTCCACTATAGTTGAACTCCCTAAAGAATATAAACCATTTGATGATAGTATCATCTCCAGACATGCCTTAGCGTATCTTAAAAAACGAAATTTATCCAAAGGTGATCTTTTAAAATACAATATAGGATATTGTGAATTTGGGCAATATTCAAATATGGTTATTATACCATCATATGATTCAACCGGTAAATTAAATTATTTTACCGCGAGATCATTCGAGAAAGACCCTTACATCAAGTACCGCAACCCCGAAGTGTCTCGCGATATAATCCCGTTTGAATTGTTTATTAATTGGGATTTACCTATTATATTGTGTGAAGGTCCATTTGATGCAATAGCAATAAAGCGAAATGCTATTCCATTATTTGGAAAAAATTTACAACCATCTTTAATGAAAAAAATCGTTACCTCAAAGGTACAAAAAATATATATTGCTTTAGATAATGATGCTATTAAAAAGGCATTAGAATTCTGTGAATTGCTTCTTAACGAAGGTAAGGAAGTATATTTAGTGGAATTAAAAGGGAAAGACCCAAGTGAAATGGGATTTGAACATTTTACAAAACTAATCCAAACCACCTCTCCATTAACCAACTATAAACTAATGGAGAAAAAACTCCAATTTATATGAAAAAAAGGAACATTAAAAAAACTTATAATAGAATCCTTGAAATTTCAGAAGACGCCCAACAAATCACTCTACCAGATTCTAGGTACTACCGTAGAAATGGAAACTATTACCCCTCAGTAACATATGTTTTATCATATTATCCTAAAGGTAAGTTTTTTGAGGATTGGTTAAAAAAAGTAGGATATGCTTCTGAACATATTGTTAAAAGAGCAGCTGAAGAAGGAACCCAAGTACACGAGTTATGTGAAGATTATTTAAATGGTAAAGAACTCCATTTTTTAAATAGTGCTGGAAAACCCCAATTTAACCCAGATGTTTGGCAGATGTTTTTACGTTTTGTTGAATTTTGGGAAGAATTTAAACCCACTCTAATTGAAACAGAAGTACACCTATTCTCAGATAAACTTAAAGTAGCAGGTACATGCGATTTAATTGTTGAACTTGATGGAGAATTATGGTTGCTAGATTTAAAAACCTCAAATCAACTCCAATCAACATATGAACTCCAAACAGCCGTTTATGGTCAGTGCTATGAAGAATGTTTTGGAAAGAAAATAGATCGTTATGGTATTCTATGGTTAAAATCCTCTAAACGCAAAGCATCTAAAGGTAAAATGCAAGGTAAAGGGTGGGAAATTGTTGAATCTAATAGAACATTTGAAGAAAATATTGATATTTTCCAAACAGTTAAAAAATTATTTGACCTTGAAAACCCAACACATTCACCCATATTCACCGAATTTAGAACTATAGCTAAAAGGGATATGTAATATGTATAAACATGATAAGTTTAGTTCAACTTTTAAAGGAAATCCAATCTGGACCTAAAGCAATTTTTATGGCTGGTCCTGCTGGAGCTGGTAAAACTTTTACGCTTAATAAATTAGGAATTAAGGGTTTTACTATGATAAATGTAGATGAAGACTATGAAGAACTTCTTAAAAAAGAATTAGGCAAAGAAGACTTTGCCTCTATGTCCCCCGAAGAACTATCCCAAGCAGGTAAATTAATGGGACGAGCTAGAGTAACCACCAGAGAAAAAGAACTTCAATCAGTAGAATCTTTACAAAATATTGTAATTGATGGTACGGGTGCTGCTTCTAAGAACTAGAAGCAAGAGGATATGAAACGTTTATGATTATGATCTATGTTTCCCCTATGACCTCTTTAAAACGAAATGCTGAACGGGGTAGAAGTTTACCTACAAGTGCTGTATTAAAAAGTTGGCAAGGTTTAGTTTCAAATATTGATTTATATAAACAAGAGTTTGGAGATAATATTGTATTAATTAACAATGACCCAGAAGATGTTGACAAATCATTTGATCCTAAAACAATCCAACAACTATTTCCTATGCCTAAGGGTAAACCTAAAACACCTGAGGAATTAGCTAAATCAAAAGCTGATAAAGAAAAAACAGATAAAGCTATTGAATCATTATTGAATATAGAACGTGAATTTGATACGTTTGATGAAGCTAAACAAAAAGTAACAAATTTTATAAATGAATAAATTAGCTAAATCTTTATTAGTAGGATTATTAGAAAACGAATCCCAAGTAACTGCTTTGTATGGTGGTGGGTTTAAACCTCCTACAAAAGGTCATTTTGAAGTTGTTGAAAAAACCCTTAGAGATCACCCCGAAATAACAAAATTTTATATTGTAATTGGGAGTGGAGTTCGAAATAATATAACTCAAG